TATCTTTTGCTTTTAAAAATGATTTATCTAACGCACATTTGTAATTTCCCAACCATAAACCTGTTATTATCTCATCTACATCTCTACATCTAAATAATATATTGTAAAGATATTCGAACATATACTTTAACCTAATAAATAAAAATTGATAAACTTTTTTTATTTTTAAAAATTAAATATGAGACGTGGGTATATTGTAAAAAAAACAGGAACTGAAACAGAAAATACAGAGGAATATTATTCTGATGGTGGAGCTAGTGCTTCTGTTTATTGTAAAGATGTTAAATATAGTAATTTAAATAGTACAGGGTATAAAAAACCAAAAGGTGGAAGTCGTCAAGATAATTTTTCAAGAGATGAAATTTTACAACGTCTAGAAAATTATATACCGTTAAAAACAATGAAAGAAAAACAATTATTGACACAATTACCAAATTTTAAAACGTGGATTAGATATTACAATACAGATACAAAACAATTTAGAACAGGCGGACTACTTATGAAAGTGTCCTTTCCAGATTATATTATGTTGGTTAATACAGCAAAAAACATTACATGGAGTGTCCAGTTAAAAAATAATATTATCTATGTTCCAGATCCTAAAATTGCTCAACAAAAAGAAAAAGAAAACGAAAAAGAAAATGCTATTAAAGAAAAACTATTTAATTTATACAAACGCGGTAAATTAACTACAAAAGAATAGTTACCAAACCTTTTAAAAAAAGGTTAACCAAAAACCCCCGTAACGTATTTAAAAACAAATGATATATGTATATAATGAATGCAAATAAAAGATTTCAAAAAGAAATTCGTCAATTGTATATTCAACAATCACAGCGTGACCTACATATAAATGATTATTTGATTTATTATGATGAAACTAATATTAATAAACTCCATACAATTATACGAGGTCCTACTGATAGTGTTTATAGACACAAATTTATAAGATTAGATTTTATGATACCAGATAATTATCCTCATTCTCCTCCAGAAGTCACTTTTATTAATTACGATGGAGTCCGTATACATCCTAATATGTATGAAAATGGTAAATGTTGTGCAACCATATTAAATACATGGGGAGATGACAAATTTGAAAAATGGACATCTAGTATGGGTATAGAAACAATTTTGCTAACATTTCATTCTTTTTTGGATAATAATCCTTATACTTATGAACCTGGAGGCAGAGATGATCCTAGTTATACAGACTATGTGCAACATCAAAGTTGGTCATCGTGTCTAATTAGATATTTGCAAAACGAGACAATTGAACTTTTTACTGAATTTATGCACAATTATTTATTGATAAATATTGATAGTATATTTAATGATTTGTACGAGTTATCGGAAATATACCCATCTGGATATTACGAAACTAGATGTTTTGAAATAGAAACATTTCCAATTAATTATTCGAGAATTTCAGGTCTTTTAGAATATTATTATAATTATATTGAATTTCAAGAATCTCATCAGATTTCTTCATTCGATGAATTTATTAATATGGATTATGATTGCTGCATTTGTTATGATACAACTGTTGTTAGACAGCAAGGTACCTTACAGATGGCGAACCCATCTGTTCGGCAAGGTACTTTTAACGACGATGTTGTTAGACAGCAAGGTACCTTACAGATGGCGAACCCATCTGTTCGGCAAGGTACTTTTAACGACGATGTTGTTACATTAGTATGTAAACATTCGTTTCATAAGGCTTGTTTGCAAAGTCATATTCAATTCAATAATAATATATGCCCAATGTGTAGACGTGAATTAATAGAAGAATTAAATATAATATCAAAAGAAGAAGAAGAAATTGAAAATGACCAAGAAGAAAACAATTCTATTTGGATGATTAATCCATTAACAAGACGAAGGATTAAAATAGGTGGTCGTACATATAATTATTTGAAAAGTAATGGAGATATATAAATAGAGGCAACGTACAGTAAAGTAATAAATTGAAAAAAATAAATAAAAAAACTTATTAATATGATTATTATTAATAAGGATTGTAATGCGGATTTAAAGAATATAATTTTAAAATTAAATGCACCTATTGATAAACGTATAACTAAATGTATAGATAGTTTAATTAAGTATAATAATTATGCTTATAAATACGGAAGTTCGTGGATTGATTATTATATAAGAAAATATACTATTAGAAAATTAAATCGTTTATTAAAAAATGGCAGGTATGATATAATTGTCAAGTAGAATATAATATTACTATAGATATATAAATCCAAATGATCTTTCGAATTTTACTTTGTTACCTTCATCGTATTGATGTAACATACCGTATTCCTTTGAGTATTCCTTCGAGTATTTATAAGTTTCAGGTTTTTTTGTTAATTCTTCAATTAATTTGTTTTTTTCTTCAATTAATTTGGTTTTTTCTTCAATTAATTTGTTTTTTTCTTCAATTAATTTGGTTTTTTCTTCAATTATTTCTTTCATTTGGTAAAAGTATATTATAATATAATATTTTATTTTTAAATTAAAAATGGTAGGTATGATATAATTGTCAAGTATAATCTATTATACTATTAATTTTATAATTACAACCATTAATATTTAATTGTATAACTACTTTGTTATAAGCTTTACACGCTTCTAATTCCGGTTCCAATATGAATTTTTTTTCTATTTAACATATAACTGCTATTTGGCCTTTCTCCGAAGGGAGAATGGTGATTTTATAGTCTTCATCCTTAGTAAAATTATTATTTTAAATGCATATTCTTTTTCTTCGGTAAAATTATGTTTAATCGTCTTGTTTATAACCAACAATATCACCTTGTCTTGAAACAATGACTTTAAGCTTTTGTGTTTTAGCAAATTTCTTTTTTAGTTTATCCACTTCTACTTGGTCTTTATGTTCTACATCTTCGTAATTTTTATTGTAATTAGAAGAATGATATTTCCATAATTTTGGATGTCCTACTTGAAAATTATGATGAGCATCTGCTTTATACCAGAAAATTTGTTCTCGTAAATTATTACTGTTAGTTGACGTTTTTACGACCAGACATTCGTGGTCTTGTGTACATGCATCTAATATGTTGCAAAAGTGCGTAAAGCTTGGTATCATCCCACAGTAATCATCGTATATTTTTCGTCTATTTTTAAGACTAGGTTCGTTAAATATAAAAACGTAATCTATATTACTACGTAATTCTGGAGTAATACCTAATGGGTATTGCATTGTTAAAATGAATAAAAAATTATAATGACGACCGTTGAAAAAAATACTTTTAATAGTTTTTTCCTTTTTCCAATTTTGAGCATCGTGTAACATATCATCTAAAACTATAAAAAGATTATTACTAGCATGTTTTCCGGATTCAGATAATCCATCGGCTTTAGCTTCTCTTATTTTCTTTTTTTGATGATTCATTATACTTTCCATCAGTTCAGGGTCGTATTCTGAGTGAATAAACGAATCTGGTATAAAATTCCCAAAAAATGGCGAAGCTTCTTCTGTTCCAGAAAATACAACTCCAGATGGTATATTTTTATGATGGTAAAAAATATCTCTTGTTAGAAAGCTCTTTCCGCTCCGCCTTCTTCCAAGGATAAGTATGGTCGCATCTGGTAAAATATTTTTCATTTTAAATTTACGCAATGATAATTTTTCAAAATCTCTTTCTATCATACTATAACTTATCTATTCTCAACTTTTTATTTTTCGATTATAACCGCTTATAAATTACTATATAAACACCAGAATGGTTTTTAAATTTTAAGATATTCAAAACATATTTATATATAAATCAGTCATTCCAGTAATTTTTTGGTTTATCGTCTCAAAAGTCATTCCTGAGAATCAAACCATAAAAAAATATTTTAGATGTATTTTTACATATTTATAACGATATTTTAAACATCTTTGAAAATGCCTCTGGAATGATTTTCAGGAATTGGGGGGGAATTTTTTTTTTTAGTGTTACAAAATTTTTTTATAGATTTTTTTACTTTTTTTTATTTTTAGATTTTTATTTTTGATTAAAACAAGATTTACAAATGAAAGAAGATAATGTAAATAGTACTTGTTTCTTTTGTAAATCTTGTTTTAATCAAAAATATAATTTAAATAAACATTTG